CTCGATTGTGAGATACTACGTTGAGAAAGGACAAAATACTCTGATAGTCGTTCCGACGACATCCCTTGTAGAACAGATGTATAAAGACTTTGCAGATTATGGGTGGGACGTGGGTTCATATTGCCACAAGATATACGCCGGAAAAGAAAGAGAGACAGACTCTCAGGTCATCATTACAACCTGGCAGTCCATCTATAAACTTCCTCGTCAATATTTTTCAAGATTTAATGTGGTCGTTGGAGATGAAGCACACCAGTTTAAGTCAAAGTCATTAGTATCTATAATGACTAAACTTTCTGATGCAAAATATCGTTACGGTTTTACAGGAACTCTAGACGGCACACAGACACATAAGTGGGTATTGGAAGGTTTATTTGGACCATCATATAAAATTATTCGCACCGATGAGTTGATGGAAAAGGGGCATGTTGCCAAATTAGATATTAATATCTTGTTATTAAAACATTCACCAAATCGCTTTGAAACTTTTGAAGATGAAGTTCAATACATTATTAATCATGAACGTAGAAATAAATTTATTAAAAATCTAGCATTAGATCTCAAAGGAAATACTTTAATTCTTTTTTCAAGAGTCGAAGGTCATGGTCAACCATTATATGAATTAATAAATAACAATATCGTTGATAATCGTCATGTATTTTTTGTTCATGGCGGAGTTGCAACTGAAGATAGAGAAAAAGTTAGAGAAATTACAGAAAAAGAGAACAATGCTATCATTGTTGCATCTTATGGAACTTTTTCAACAGGTATCAACATTAAAAACTTACATAATGTGATATTCGCTTCACCATCAAAATCAAGAATCAGAAATCTTCAATCAATCGGTAGAGTTTTAAGAAAGGGTGACAATAAAGTTAAAGCTACTTTATATGATATTGCAGATGATATTAGTTACAAATCAAGAAAAAATTATACTCTCAATCATTTAATGGAAAGAATTAAAATTTATAATGAAGAAAATTTTAATTATGATATTGTAAACATACCTCTTAAAGACTAATGGGAGACGAATTTTATAGCTCACTAAAATTAATTAGCGGAGAAGAAATATTTTCTTTAATCTCTATTGATGAAAATGATGGAGATCCTGTAATTATTTTACAAAATCCAGTTATTATTAAATTAATATCAAATTTAAATGGATCTTATATTAAAATTAAACCATGGATGGAAATTCCAAAGGATGATTTTTTTATAATAAAGTACGATAAAATAATAACAATGACGGAAGTCAGTGATAAAGCAATAATTGAAATTTATAAAAATTATATTCAAGAAGATGATCAAATTCAAATCATTCCAGATGATAATGAAACGAAAATAACGGATAAAATGGGATATCTATCTTCAGTAGAAGAAGCTCGAAAGAATCTTGAAAATCTTTTTAAAGATACTAAAGATAGGCTAGATTATCCTGATCAACCCTAACAAAGGTATTCTACTTATATTTTCATATCTTGTCAAGCCCTTAAAGTATGTTATAATGTACATAATAAAAATTTATCTACAAAGACCGATGTTATGTCTAAAAAGAAATCAGAACATTATGTAAACAATAAGGAGTTACTTGAAGCATTAATTGTTTATAGAACTAAAGTTGAAGCATCGTACTTAAAGAAATACGAGAAAGATTTAACGAAGCAACCTAAAGAAGAAAGAGCAAAGACTTGGGAAGGCAAACCACCTATCTCCAATTATCTGGGTGAGTGTTTTTTGAAAATTGCTACACACCTTTCATATAAACCCAACTTTGTGAACTACATGTTCAGGGATGATATGATCTCTGATGGTATCGAAAACTGTGTTCAGTATATTCACAATTTTGATCCCGAGAAGTCTAAGAACCCCTTTGCTTATTTTACTCAAATTATTCACTACGCTTTCCTCCGCCGCATTCAGAAAGAGAAAAAGCAACTCGAAATTAAAACCAAGATTATCGAACGAACTGGTTTTGATGAGGTTATGATGATTGACGATAGCTTGCTTTCTGGTAGTAGTTCAGACTATAATACCATTAAAGATAACATCACTTACAAAATTAATCGATGAAGGTTGCTATTATTACTGATACGCATTATGGAGCTCGTAAAGGATCCAAGTATCTTCATGATTTCTTTAAAAAGTTTTATGATGATATTTTCTTCCCTACTCTTGAAAAGGAAAATATCAAGACAGTCATTCACATGGGTGATGCCTTTGATAACCGTAGATCAATTGATATTCAAAGTTTAGAGTGGTCTAAATCGGTTGTTTTTGATCGTATTTCTGCTCTAGGTATTCAACTTCATATGATTGTGGGAAATCATGATACTTATTTTAAAACTACAAATTCGGTCAATTCTGTAGGTTTATTGTTAAAAGAATATAATAATATTAATGTTTATTCTGAAGCGACAGAAGTTAAGTTAGATAATCTTAAGGTTCTTTTTGTTCCTTGGATCAATAGTGAAAATGAAGATAAAACTCGCAAACTAATTCAGAAGTCTAAGAGTAAGTGTGTAATGGGTCACCTTGAACTCAATGGGTTCAGAGCACATCGTGGTCATGTCATGGAAGATGGTATGGGTCCTGATTTATTTGAAAAGTTTATCAAAGTGTTTTCGGGACATTATCATACTCGCTCAGATGATGGGAAAATTTTTTATTTGGGCAATCCTTATGAGATGTATTGGAATGATGTAAATGACACTCGTGGATTTCATATTTTTGATACTGAAACTCTAGAACATATTTCAATTAATAATCCTTATAAACTGTTTTACAATGTGTATTATGAGGATACAAATTATCGGTTATTTGATGTTCGTGATTATCAAGATAAAATTGTAAAGGTTATTGTAAAGAAGAAAACCGAACCTAAAGACTTTGAAAAGTTTATAGATAAACTATACTCTGCCGGTGTTCAAGAATTAAAAATCGTAGAAAACTTTGATATTCATGAAAATGAAGAATTTGAAGTTGATGAAACAGAAAATACGATTTCTATTTTGAATCGATATATTGATGAGGCAGAATTTGAGGGTGATAAATCAATTATTAAAGGTATTTTACAAAAGATATATTCAGAAGCTTGCGAGGTTGAGTAGTGTATCTTCTAACTCTTAAAGATAGAAAAGACGATGGAGCTTATGCCGTTCAGAATAGGCATGGTGATAAAGTTTTATTTCTCTTTGAAGAAGAAGATGATGCAACTAGATATGCTTTGATGCTAGAAGATCAGGAAGAAACTGAAATGGAAGTTGTTGAAGTTGACCCAGATCTTGCAATAAAAACGTGTAAGATGTATAATTACAAGTATGCAGTGATCACACCAAACGATATCGTTATTCCTCCTAAGAATGTTAGTATTTCAGAAGATTAAATGGAAAAACTTTCTATCCACCGGCAATAATTGGACAGAAATAAATTTTCAAGAACATCACACTAATTTAATTGTTGGAACAAATGGTGCTGGAAAATCTACAATATTAGATGCACTTACATTTGTTCTTTTCAATAAACCATTTCGTAAAATCAATAAACCTCAACTGGTAAATACTACGAATGAAAGAGAGTGTTTAGTTGAAATTGAATTTTCAATTAATACTAGACATTATTTGGTTCGTCGTGGTATTAAACCAAATGTTTTTGATATTGAAATAAATGGAACTCCTTTGCATCGTGAAGCGGATGATCGTGCGATGCAAAAGATTCTTGAGGAAAATATTCTTAAAGTAAATTATAAATCTTTTACTCAAATTGTTATTTTGGGTAGTAGTACTTTTGTACCTTTCATGCAACTTGCAACTTCTCATCGTCGTGAAGTTATCGAAGATCTTTTGGATATTCGTATTTTTTCTGCAATGAATGGTCTGATTAAAGATAAAATAAGAACTCAAAAAGATCAGATTAAATCTCTTGAACTTAAGAAAGAAAATCTTAAGGATAAGATGAAGATGCAACAGAGTTTCATTGAAGAACTTGAAAATCGCGGTAATGCCAATATCAACGCCAACAAAGAGAAAATTGCCAATTTAGATGCTGAAGTTGGCGTTTATATGGATGAAAATGCAAAAACGGAAGAGGAAATTTTTAAGTATACAAAGGAACAGGAAGAAGTTGTTGGTGCCGGAGATAAGTTAGTAAAGCTTAACAATCTTAAGGGTAAAATATCTCAGAAAGTATCTGTCATTACTAAAGAGCATAAGTTTTTTAATGAAAATACGGTCTGCCCTACTTGTACTCAAACAATTGAAGAAGAGTTTCGGTTAAATAGAATTACAGACGCTCAAAATAAGGCAAAGGAACTCCAGAAAGGTTTTCAAGAACTTGAGGAGACTATAAAGTTAGAACAGGAGAGAGAGCGTCAATTCACA